GCCCATGAGCGCCACATTGCTGATGCGCCGCTCGGCTTCGGTCATGTCCTGGGGCAGGTTGCGCTGGATCATGAACCTGGCTCCTCGTAGTGCGTGCCGACCGGCTGATATCTGTGCTCATGGCTCACACCAATCTCCGGCACCCAACTCACCAACACCTGCAGGGGCAGCACCCCGTCACCGATCACGGGTTTGGTCCAGTAGCTGACCTCGAACGACAGACGGACCGCCAGCACCGGCGTATCGCCATCACCACCCTGATCGACTTCGGTACGGGTCAAGCGCGTGCCTTCGACCAGCAGCCCCAGCGTTTCGTCGGCATCCAGAATGGCTTCGACGGTCTGCGCCAAGGTGTCGGCCTCCTCAGCCGCAGCGTCGCCACTGACGATGATCTCAATGGAGAGTTCCAGCTTCCGATAGCGCAGTCCCGGATCGGCGTTCGGTTGATCCTCGATACGCTCATCGCGGGTGTAGATCAGGATCGCCGGCAGCTTGGCTTGAAACAGCGGGGTGCTGCGGTGGATGCTGATCCGGCTGGCGCTGATGCGCGGATCAATCGCCGGCAACTGCGCCACCAGCCGTTCCTTGACTGCTTCACGGATCAGTGTGCGTGGGTGTTTCATGTCCGCCTCCTCCCTGCGCACCCCTGTGCAGCATCAGTTTCAAAAAGCCGTGGCCATCGGGGCGCACCTCGACGATCAGGTAGAGCACACCTTGCACCGTCACGGCATCGCCCTCGGTCGGGGTGACTGGCAAGTCGGCCTGCCGCACCTCCAGTACCGGCTGGATCATGGACACCGGCACTCCCGTGCTCGCATCCACCTCCTGGTATGCAGCGGTGAACACGCCCCGGCCCGGTAGCGCATCGGCTTGTCCATCAAGGTGAAACACCACCGGCTCACCGAAGGTGGTGAGCACGATGGATGACATGGCCCGGGTCAGATCACCGAACACCGTCATGATCATCACCAGCCATTGCTAGAGAAGAGTCGAACCGTGAGCGCCGGACGTTTCACAATCGGCAGCGGGTTGGACTGCGTGTAGATGTCGACACCGGTGCCATTGGGCCTTGCCAATTGATAAGCGTAGAGCTCCTGTCCATAGGTGCCGACGGCTTCCATCAAGTTCGCCGGTGCGAAGTAGGTGCGGAAGGTATCGAAGGTGCCCAAGGGGAACGCAATGCCTTCCTTCTCCGGGATAAGTCGGACAGTCTCGCCAGTGGACAGCGTGACCGTGCCGAAATACTCCTCGAACAGGATGGAGCCGAAACGAAAGCCCCGTCGCACATCGTCTTTCAGGGGATTGGTGCCGGCGGTGCCCTGGTAAAATGTGTAGGCCTGCTGTACCGAGGGATGACCGACCAGTTTGTCGAAGAACTCCGGACTGACCAGGGCGTGAATACTGGTCATCATTTCACCCTTGAGGTTTTCCTCGATCTGGCGCGCGACTTGGGTGCAACGGATCACTAGGTCTTTGTCTTCCACAAACTTAAAGTCGACTGACTTCTTGGTCAGGCCAAAGGCGGTGTGCCAGTCGTAAAGGACATTGCCGGCCCCATCCTTGGTCACACCGAGCAAGGCATTTACCCGCATGTACTCCAGCGTCTGCGCGTGCTTGGCGCGCATGCGGGCGAGCTTTCGGGTCATCACCGTGACCAACGGGTCCTCTGCACTGGCAAGACCCAAGCCGCGAATGCCACTCACTTCCTCGGGTAGCACCACATCGTTATGCGGAATGTGCGGCACAGCGAAGGAGCGCACTTCACGTTTGTCGGTGGCGCCTACGGTGGCCGGCGCACCCAAGGCCACTGTCGGCAGCAAGCGCAGCTCGCCTTCGATGGACTCGATGGTGACGTTACGCTGTGAGATGGGCTCCGGAGAAAACAGCCCCAGCTGGCCGACCCGGCCATAGGGATTGGGCAGCATCTGGATGGCGGCCGACATCTCGGCCAGCGTGAAGCCACCGGCGTCGAAAGGATTGACGATCACGGTCATATCAAGACTCCTGAGAAATATGATCAGGCGACCGGACGCACCACGATGCCGTGGGCAGCCAGTTGCTGGTGTTTGAGGGATTGGGCGGCAGCGTCCGCCACAGAGGCGTCAAAGGCCAAGGCGCGGTCAGCGACGATGACCTGGCCGCGCGCAACTACAACCGCCTGGGTGTTGGTATCACTGGCGGCAACTGGGTGCAAAAGCACCGCGCAGGCAATCTCAGCCCCTTCAATGCCTGTCGTGGAGGCAGCCGGCGACGATGCGAAAACGCCCGTGGCGGTGATGCGGCCGAGCACAGTGCCCAGGGGATAAGCGGCGCCAGCCTTCAGGGTCACGGTCTCACGGGTGTAGTCCGGATCGGCTTCGCGTTTGATGAGATCACCGAGGGTCGCGGGAGAAATCAGGGGTGCAGTCATTTACGATCTCCATAGGCTTGGGCCGCTTTGACCAAGGGGCTGTCAGCGACGGATTGGGGTTTGGTTTGGGATTGCTGCGGTGCCTCGGCAACGATGTCTTGTGCGACATCACGCTCAGCAGCCTGCTTCAGTACCGACTGTCGTAAGGCATCCGGGGTGACGCCGCGCGCCAAGGCCTGGGCCGGATCGACCGTCACGCCGAGGCGTCTGGCCTGCGTGGCAATCTCAGTGAGCTCTGCGAGTTGGTGGCGAAGTCGCTGCTCAACCTGGGCCGTAATGGCCGCTTCGTCGAGCATTGGTGTTTGTTGTGTCTGCCTTGGGGTCGGATCCACTGTCTTGCATTCTGGTGCGTCATCAACTGGCGTGACGAGGTTGTGATCATTCATGGAGATCTCCTTAGGGAACGGTTGGAATCGAGAAGATGGTTTGGTG